CTTTCAATGCCCCATAGTCTTCACAAAAATCAATAGTATCACCAACCTTACAATTCTCACCCTGCTTCACTACAACTGATCTTCTTGGTTCTATAAAATTAAGTACTATATGTTTCCTAAAGAGGTAAAATGAATGACCATTTTTCAAGGCTTCGATCTCCTCACCTAACTCTCTATACTTCTTTTGTAATTCTTTTAATTCTTTCATCTTCTTTAAATTTATTTAATAATTCTTCTAATGTATAACTCTCTTGATGTCCCCAGCTCCATAAAGTTCCTGATACCCATTTATCCCCCAAAGATGTGATGTTGTACTCTGCACACCACTCTACAAAATCAATGGCTAATTTATCTGCTTCTCCCATGTTTCCCCTAAGTATTCATGTAAGCACCAATCTGCGTAGTAACCCTTCTTAAATGTACCCTCTCCATTCTGATAGTCATTCTCAAGGAATAGTATACCTTCATGCTCTGTTTCTGAAAAGTCAGGAGCATCCCATTCAAAGTACGTAGATCTCTCTCCGTTAACATACTCCATCTCAGCACCCCATCCCTGCTCTTCTTCGTATGTATAAAAAAAGTTTGGTATGTCCTTAGCTAACATCTCTATAATGTCCTCAGATAATGGACTCCATGCAGTTGTAAAGCGATACTGTTCACCATCCATCTCATTCTCGTAGCACCCCCACTTTGTACCCCAATGAGCACAATTCCAATCGTGCCAATTGTCGAATCCATACTTATCAATTAACTCCTTGTGTAGCTCCTCTGTCAATGGATAGTGTTTAAACTTTTCAGTCTCATTCAACTTCATCTGCTTGTCATACTCCTCTTGGCTAACTATCCTTGCTGGGCTTGATGTCTCATTCAACTCGGATGGTTGAGGTCTGTAGTACTGTGCTAGTCCTACCTTTGCGATTTCTTTTAGTTTATCAGCGTACTTTTCTTCTACTGATATGTGTGCGTAAACGTGATTTGGCATAATTATTTTTGATTAAAAAGTTCTTCGTATATAATATCTATTACCTCTCCATCTGAGTACTCAGAGTCGAGTATTTCTTTTACCTTGTTGATTACCTTCAACATTCCATGTCCCTCTGACTGTTCTCTTGAGTTACCAAGATTAATTAATTCATTTGCTTGTTCTAACATTATAATTCTAATTTAGTTTGTTTATATTCTATTGGTTTAATATCTTCATGATGATGACTGAAGTGGAAGTCAACCCACTCAATGTCAGACCATTTCATTGTGTCTCTTATTGGTAACAATGGCTCGTAGTAATCTTTGATCCAATTCAGTATTACATTCATAATATTAATAATTCATCGTAGTCATTACCTTCATACCTTTTAATGATATCTTCTTTTTCTGGGAATTCTATGTCATCTACACTAAACCAGACAGTATCAAATGGATCCTCTGCAACATACTTAACACCATCTATTTCTGTGTAATGATACAAGGATGCAATGTAGTCGTTCTCATGCGTAAAAGTCCTCTCTAATAGTGTTCTCAAGCGATCAATGTCATCCTCACTATGGTATATATTGTATGTCTGCCACTCTCCCTGACTATATCCCTTTGCTTGTATAACCTCTTGGTAGTAGTAGTCATCCTTCTCTCCTACCTTCTTATTTACAATATCTATAAATCTTTTGTTTAATGTCTCGCAGTACATATCTATTCCAGATATAGCTTCTTGTATGTCTTCTAATTTCATTTCGTGTGAATGACCATCGTATGTATTCTCTATTTTTAATAGTGTTTTCATCATATCAATTCTAATTTATCTAATAATTCTTTTGACTTTACCTTTACCATACGTTCTATGAACTTTTCTTTCATACACTTCATCATAGCTTCCTTAAACCTAACGGAACTCATGTGACTTGCACTATAATGTGAATGGTGTGTTATTTCTTCACCTAAGTTGTACCAATTCCCACCACCGTATTTGTCTTCAAACTTTTTGACTTCTCTGATAAAGTTTTCTACTAAGTTAGTTAGTTCTTGTTCTGATTTCTTTTTGATTTGCTCTTCGATTTGATTTAAATTATTCATTGTCTAAAATTTTAATTACTTGTTTGTTTGTGTATGTCTTTGTGTTATCCCAGTAGTCTGTGAAAGTCTCAATGTAACCCTCTCGTACATCTTCTTCTATCTCACTACTATCCTTCCATTCCTGGAGGTACTCATGGATATAACACTCTTCCATCTTGAATAGCTTTGCATCTGTGTAACCACCTCTCGCATCTGCTCCGTTGTGTATCTGTATTAGTATGTACTCTTCATCATTTATAGTTAGGTTTGCACCTTGCAGTATCTGTGATAAATCGCTCTCTCCGTTGTATGTGTTCCAACTTCTTGCAATCTCAACCTCGTGCATAGCTTCTAAAAATTCATAAGCCTCTTGACTCACTCCATACGCAGAACAGTCTGCATCCCAATTGTCTGACTCCTTTTGTATAGTGTTAAACTCTTCGCAAATGTCATCAATCTCCAAGTTATTGGTTAGGTAATGGAATACACTAACTGTTCTTGTGATGTCCTTACACTTCGCATCAAACTCATATCTCTCTTCTTTTTCGTTCTCGAAGTCCTGCAATGTTTTCTTTTGGTTTCTTTGCCAACCTCTGTTGTCTGTTCCACCACTATCGCACATGTGTTTACCTGTGTTTTCTGTTAGCATCTCGTATACTAATTGTTTTACGTCTCTCATTTTAAGTTGTATTTTAGTTTGATTTTAATTCTGCTTTAATATTACCTCTCATTTCATTTAATATGTCTTCTTCTTTTACAAAACTCCATTTACAGTGATTATAGTTGTAAATATAGAACTTCGGTTTCTGTGCGTAAGTACCATATTTTGTAATATCATTATAATTGTCTGATGTGTGCTGTCTGAATGATAAAGTAAAACATGCACCATTTGTAAAATTAACAGAACTCCTATATGGTCTATACTTATTTCTCTCGGCAGATACCTTTGACAAAGCTCCAAAACTTACTCCAACTCTTTCCAAAACTTTATTTAACTCATCTACCTTGTCTTGCAGTATTTGTTTGTGCATATCTGAAGCCTTTCTGTTGATGTCGAATGCAACCTGTAATTGCCTTTCATCTTCTTTTACTTCAGATATTAATTCATCAATAAAATTATCTGATTTATCAGTCTCGTTTATTTCTATCGTTATTGTATATTTTTTCATGATAATTGTTTTATTAATTCATCCCATACTAAGTTGTTTAGTCTCTCATACTCTTCAGCATCTAAACTGTGTCCGAATTTTTGATACAAATGATTGTTTATTGTCTCGCCTAAGGTATCTATAATGTCCTCAGCTATGTCTGTGATTTTATTTTCTTCCATGTCTATAAATTATTTGTATAATACCCTACAGAGTGAACGTTATTGTCATCTCTGTCAAGCATATTTATTATATATTTGTAGTGATTTGTTGCTGTTGGTCTCACGCAAAACTTGTTGTAGGTTTTGATTGTGTTGCCATCCTTGTCTTTCATGTAAAAGTGATGTAGTATCATTGTTTTATTGTGTTTAAGTAATTTATTAATTCATCAAGATTGTCGAACAATGTCTCATCATCTTCAGTTACCAATACATACTCTGCAAACATCTCCTTGTCTTCATTAGTCTCCTTTGCGTTTGGTATAAATATCTTATAGTATTCATCTGCTCTGTACTCATACTCTATTGAATCTACTAGGTCATTATGCCAAGAACTGTCATAGAAGTCTATGCTTGTCTCCTTTACTACCTTTTGTAGTGTTTCCTTTGTCTTTGTAGGTGTGTGAAACCCAAACTCGCTTTTGTATCTCATAATTTGTATTTTAGTTTGATTTTATGCCACCATGATTGGTGATTGTATTCGTTTTCTGTGTATACATGTACGTGACCTTTCTTGTCTATAATTACATGCAGTCCGTTTACTATTCTATGTTCCATATTCCTATAGTTTTGTACCCTTTAGACTCCATAAATGATATGTAGTTGCTAAAGTGTTGTTCGTTCTTAAATTCCTTCTCTATTGTCTTGTAGCGTTTTGTCCAAGAGCTTTTTATTGATAGTCTTTTTTTTATCATAATGTCATCCAATCTATTAAGTATTCTAACTCTATTCCGGTTATCATTCTGTCATCATAAAGAGCAAAGAAGCAATCCTTATAACTCATTGATGGGAAATAATTTTGCCATTCCTTACAAAGGTTTAGCACTTCTAATCTTCTATTTTTTTCCATGATATTAAGTTTTAGTCATCCATAAAGGTTTCGCTCCTTTGCCTAACGAATAGGTAACTTTCAAAGAATGGATGATTTTGCCGTATGGCTTATAATATATACTTGTAACCTTGGAAATGTTTGTTCGAGTATAACTCGTGTGCATCGTAGTACACCACTTATCCCTAGCCAAGTAACTAATTATAAACCAATATGTCAATGAACGTTTTGTCTTTCTGTCGACAAAGTAAATGCTTTTTTTTAACGTGACCAAATTTTTTGGTATCTTTTTTTTACTTGCTTACTTTTTACTTAACTAAAACCATACTGCATAGCGTAACGTGTTTTATATAGTGTACATAACTTGGGTAAATTAAAGAACGTTATTGTCTTCCGACGTGACAAAGTAAAGGGATTAAAACGACATGACCAAATAAAATATACACTTTTTTTAAAAGTTTTTTACAATGTACTGTGAGTCAGTAAGTTAGATAGTAAACTTTTTTTGCATATTTATTTAGAAGAGATAAAAATAGGTAGGATGTTATTCCTTGTCTGAATGTATCTAAAGGTAATTCATCGTCTTTTGTTTTCTTTTATGTAAACTTCAATCGGGTGCAAATTTGCAGTATTACACTATAAGCGTAAACACGTCAAACGTATGAACCACGTCAAACGATACCAACTGGCTACTGTATGTACGTGCGCGCGCGCGACACAAAAAAAGGCAAAAATTCTGCACAAAACACCAAAAAAATGCCCCCCCATACCAAAAAAAAGACGGTTTTCTTTTTCGAGGCGACATCGTCATACGTATATATAACCCATTTACTACATGTATCTGATTATTTTTATACCTTTACGAGTTATGGAGATAGAAATAATAAACAGGATTAGTGTTGGAATGTGTGTTGGCTTTTCATATTTTGATGAAGAGGAGGGATACCCATACAGACAACTTGGGTTACATTTACTAATTATTGACGTAGTTTTTAAGTGGAAACCTTAAAAGGTGACACCTTTTAAAAAGTCAACACCCCTCTTAACACCCTCTAAGCCCTTGCTATGACTGGAAAGGTGTTGAGATGTTGACTTTTAACTTGAAAATAGAAAAAAAAATAAAATATAATATTGTTTAATATATATATATATATAGGGAAGAATATTTACAACACCTAGTTAAATATATTTACTTATATTTGTGGTATCAAAATCAAATTGAATGAATGACTTATTTTTTGACCAAGAAGGTCGCGACAAACTTATTAGTGGTATTGTAAAAATATCAAAGGCAGTTAAGAGTACATTAGGTCCATTAGGGAATACTGTTGTACTAGAATCACAAACACATACAAGAGGGTTAACAGTAACAAAGGATGGTGTAACGGTAGCTAAGGCTATTAACTTGACTGATCCTGTAGAGAACTTAGCTGTAAAAATGGTTAAGGAAGCTGCTGACAGAACTGCAACCTCTGCTGGTGATGGAACAACAACGGCTATTGTGTTAACGGAGGCTATTGTGTTAGAGGGTATGAGGATAATTAAAGAGAATCCTAGTATCAATGTAACAGAGCTTACTAGAAACATCAACAAGGTAGCAGATGGAATTATTTTTAAGCTAGAAAAAAGAGCCAAGAAGGTATCTGGTAAGACATTGAAGGATGTGGCAACGATATCTGCGAATAATGATCGCGAGACAGGGTTACTTATAGCTGATATTTACAAACAAGTTGGAAAGGATGGAGTGGTTACGGTTGAGAACAGTCAGACTGACAGAACCTATTTCGAAGTAACGAACGGAATTAAGATCGATAGAGGTTACACCAGTAGGCTGTTTATCAACAACCAAAAAAACGACGAGTGCGTCCTTGATGACGTATATATACTAGTAACTGACCTTGAGATTGTAAACATACTGAACATTGAGCAGGTATTGAAACCAATCATTCAACAGGGCAAGAAGTTTTTAATTATAGGGAAGTGCGCTGACAACGTGATCAACACGCTAGGTATGAACGTTGTAAAGAATAACTTAAAGTTCTGTAACATCATACCACCACAGTTTGGATACAAGACTAAGGAGTTAATGGCTGACATCGCATTATCTGTGGGCGCTAAGTACTTCAGTGAAGCTACCGGTGATGACTTAAGTTTAGTTACTATGGCTGACCTTGGACACGCACAAAAGGTTGTGGTATCATCAGAGAAGACAGTTATCGTTCGCGATGAAGGTAGATCTGAGCAAGTTTTAGATAGGATACAGGAACTTAGAGAGGCGGATGATAGGTCAACACAAAAAGGAGAAAAAGATTTCTTAAAGGAGCGCATAGCGAGTCTATCTGGCGGCGTGGGTGTTGTCTTTGTAGGTGGAGATTCAGATATTGCTCAGAAGGAGAAGTATGATCGTGTTGAGGATGCTGTGTGTGCTGTACGTTCGGCGATTGAGGAAGGTATACTACCTGGTGGTGGTTCATCATTATTGTTTGAGTCTAAGTTCTTGGATGACAATAATGAAGCTGAGGCAATTATTAAGTTCGCACTGAACGCACCTTTTAAACAAATTGTTAGTAACGCAGGCAAGATGTATCCAGCATCGATAAATGAGTTTGGAGAGGGGTATAATGTTAAGAATGGTGAGTACGGTAATATGTATAAAATGGGGATTATTGACCCTGCCAAGGTAACGAAGAATGCATTGAAGAATGCGGTATCTGTTGCAACAACGATACTTACTACTAACGCAATTGTAACATATAAAAGATAATGAAGGCAATAAACAAGTACATCATCATACAGGAGATTGTAGAGGAGATGAAAACATCATCAGGAATATTACTGACTGGTGAAGACACAAAGGAATTCAGGTACAAGAAGGGTAAGATTATAAACCCCGGAACGAATGTTGAGTTCATTAAAGAAGGAGATATTATTTACTACGACAAGTCAGCTGGTCACAAGATGATTATTGATGAGAATCAGTACTCGATTATTCTTGAGCGGGATGTTGTTGTAGTGTTGTAGATTTATTCATGCTTTTGATAGCCCTCTTGTACACCTTATCGGTGTAGGGAGGGTTTTTTTTGAATATAGGGTTCACACCAGGTGACTCTGCTATCTTTTCTTCACCTGACAGCTTCTTGTATACGGAAAGGCACAGTCTTTTTCCTTTGTAAGATAGCTCATAGAGTGCTGCATTGTAGCCATCATACTTCCTCCAAACAGAAATCCAACCATCCTTGCGTAATCTTTCGAATCTAGCCTTCTCCCAAGGGAATATTTCGGCAAATTCGTCAAAATCTGCACGTTTAAAGAGTCCTTTGCTGTATAAAAATAGTAAAAGCTCAAGGTCGGCGAGACCCACTCCGTGGGTCCTCTTAGCCCAGAACCTTACTACCCTAAAAAACTTCAGGTAATCTGAATTGGGTTCTTTCTTGTTGTAGTTTTTCCTTAAACCACCTGTGTAACTCTTCTTTGGATTCTTGCGCTCATACTTTCTGCGCATTTTTCGCTTTTTCATACATACAAATATAATACATATCTTTGCATTAAAATTTAAATGGATGGCTTTAAGTAAAACTGCTAGGTATTATAGGGATAATCCAGAGGCTAGGAAGAAGAAAAACGAGTATCAGAAGAAATTTAACAAAAAAAAGAGCGAAGTTAAGAAAAGAACTGAGTTAAATAGGTTGAATTACAAGTTTGGTACGTATGGAAATGGTGATAAGAAGGATGTTTCTCATAAGGATGGCAGAAAACCAAAGCTAGAAGCTCAATCTAAGAATAGAGGAAGTAAAAGTAACACAAAAGGAGACAGAAAAGCTAGAGGAAATGGCAAAAAAAAATAAGATATGTCCATCAGGAATAGCTTGGGCTAAGAAGACTTTTGATAGGTATCCTTCAGCTTATGCGAATATGGCGGCAAGTAAATATTGTAAGAACCCTAAATACGGAAGAAAAAAATGAAAAAATACGGAAAACCTTGTACTCAGAAAGTAAAGAAGTCAAAACCAAAGAGTAAAAAGAAATACTAGTGGGAGAGTTAAAGAAGTGGCGAGATGAAAAATGGGTAAGAATTGGTACAGATGGTTCAATTAAGGGACAATGTGGTACAAGTAAGAATAAGAAAAACCCAGACAGATGCTTACCTATAAAGAAGGCAAGGAGTTTAAGTAAGTCTGAAAGGTCTGCTACTGCTAGAAAGAAAAAAAAAGAAGGTAAGAATCGTCAGTTCGTTTCAAATACTGCAAAAGCAAAAATAAAAAAATAAAGGATGAGTAAGATAAAACTTTACACAGTAGACAGGGTTATTCAGGATGATGACAAGGTTATCGGTACAGATTTTAATGGTTCTGTTACAAAGAATTACCTAATGGAAGATCTGCTAGGATACATGCAGAATAATATTACAGATATTACTGTAACAGGTACAAGAGGACCTGAAGGGGAACCTGGCCCAAAGGGAGACCCGGGAGCTGTAGGTCCAGCAGGATTGGAGTGGAAAGGTACTTGGATATCTGGTAATAACTATGTAGAGGATGATGCTGTTGCTTATGATGGAGCTTCTTACTTCTGTATAGCTGATGCGACTGGTAGAACTGAAAATCCTGACACTGATACTGCTTATTGGGCTTTATTAGCTGCTCAGGGAGCTAACGGATCTACAGGTTCTAGAGGACCTAGGGGATACGGTATAGCATCTTCATTTGGATCATTCTATGATAACTTAGGAAACCCTATACCTGAATCTAGTGCTGACGATACGTCTCAGTATAAGGTTAAATTAACATATGATGACGACAGTGTATTTTACACAGGAGACTTAAGAGGTCCTAAAGGAGATACTGGTAATGTTGTGGGTGCTGGAACATTAACCTCTATTGGGGTTGACACTAACACACCTTTACGTATTGCGGATAGTGGATCTAACCCTATTACATCTTCAGGTGTTATAACAATGAATCCTGCTAATGGCAATAATGACGGCTACTTAACCTCTGTTGATCACCTTTCATTTGACTCTAGAATAAAGGGTAGTTCTTCTTCTGGAGGAACAACACCTACTGAAATAAGGGTAATGACTCAGGCTGAGTATAATAATGTTTCATTTTCTCCGGTTAATAATTTAATTTATGTTTTAATATAATGGCTGATTTTAAGGTAAGTGGAATTACACCAGCAGTTGGCAATATAAAGTACAATGAGTCCAATGTAAAAGAAATTTACATGGGGTCAACAAAAGTATGGCCATTTAACAGTGAACCACCTGTTCCTGACTGTGTGGATAGGGTGCTTGTTTTTCAGATTTGTAACGAAAACGGTGTTAGAGATGATAACTTTAATGTATACTTAAATGCTTTTGATTGGGCAGATAGGGATTCGGTTCTTGAAAAAGATTTAAACAACTATATAGGAACTATAGATCAGAACTGTAGTGTACAATGTGCTAATATGTTTATAGGGAGTACAGATACAAGTGTAACTGTTTTCTCCACTGATGTAGACTTCCCTTGTCCTTTAAATCTTACGACACAAAAACATTTTGATCCATCTTTATTGAGAGGTGGAGAAAATACATTATTTCTTGAAAATGTTCAGACGAACGGTAGAGGTAATGACTTTGATATCCAAGTTAGGAACTACTTACTAGATGAGAATGGAAATTTAACAGACCCATTAGTTATATCAAATATTGAATGGAATGATGCCTTGAATTTTGATAGAACTCTAAGTTCATATCCTAATGGTCCTAGTGGTGGTCGTAATGTTGCTTTTAAGTTTAATTTTGATACTTGCGGAGAGGGTATATCAACATTTTTAATAAATGGCGAATAAAAAAGATATGAAGTGCAATGTCGTTAAGAAAAGCGATAGAGCAGGTAAGAAGAAGATGGTAAAAGCTTGTTCTGGTGGAAAAGAGAAACTTATTCACTTCGGAGCAAGCGGATACGGACATAACTACTCAGCAGCTGCAAGACGTTCATTTAAGGCTCGTCACAAGTGCAGTACGGCTAACGATAAATTAACAGCAAGATACTGGTCATGTAAGAAGTTATGGGCTGGTAAGGGAGGATCAACAAAGTCAAGTCCTTCATCAAAACAAGGAAAATATGGAAAGTAAAGGATTAGGAGATAGCATACAGAAGTTTACTAAAAAAACAGGCATTGAATCTTTAGTTAAGAAAACAGTTAAAGATTGTGGATGTGAGGCTAGAAGGAAAAAGTTGAACGAATTATTTCCGTATAAGTAATGAAGGGTTGGGATAAGGTAAAGGATTTATTTTGGTACTCGGACAGTGAGCCTAATGAAGTACTCATTGCTTTCTGTCACGTTGTAGCGCTACCTTGTTCTATGGTGGTAGAGTTTGAAACACCAAACCCTGTATTTATATTAGGTGGTATTGGAGTTGGATTATTTCAGTTATGGGCAGTTATCTATAAAGGGTGTTTAAGGTACCGTTTAATAGCAGTTCAGTTAGCATCTATAGTAGCAGTCATGACAGTCATTAATCTTTTAGTAGAGGGCTTATTTGAAGGTTCTAGAGTAGGATGGGGTATTATCCTAATGTTTGCTTTTTGGAATACTGTCAGAGTTTTTAAAGAAAAATTAGAGAAGTCATAATGGAACAGTATACTCAAATCATAATAACAATAGTTGGTGTTTTAGGTTCAGCATCTATTTGGAAATATTTAGAAGTAAGATTAAAAACCAAATCAGAACAAAAGAAAGTTGACCTACAAAACAATGACGGTGTGCAATATAGAGACGACCTTAAAAACAGAGTAAGAAACTTGGAAAGTATGTTAGCTCACAGCTCGCAAGAGAAAGATGAATTAAGACAACAAGTGTTAGATTTAGTAGCTGAAGTACATGCTTTAAGAGTTAAGGTGGAGTACCTTGAAAAAGAGAATGAACGATTAAAAAATATATAATGAAGCTGACAAAGAACTTTAGTAAATCAGAGTTTGATTGCAAGTGTGGTTGTGAGATGCCTGATCATGTTTTAGAGAATGTCCAAAACCTAGCAAAACAGTTGCAGGTTATTAGAACACTTGTAGGAAAATCAATAACAATTAATAGTGGATATAGATGTCCAGAGCATAATGCGAGTCCTAGCGTTGGTGGAAGTAAAAAATCGCAGCATATAAAAGGTAAAGCTAGTGATATTGTCATAAAGGATATGAATCCTGATGACGTTGTACACTTAGTAGAGCAATTAATAGATGCAGGTCATATAAATATCGGAGGGGTAGGTATGTATAACACATTTACTCACATAGACACTAGAAAGAATAAGGCACGTTGGAATTTTAAAAATGATTGAAAAGAAAAAATTTAAGGATACTAAGGTTGGTAAATTTCTATTAAAGAAGTTGCCAGGATTAGTAGGTGGTATATTACCTGATAAAGGCGTTTTAGGTATTTTAAAGAACGTTATAGACTCAGATGATAGTATCACTCCAGAAGAAAGAGAAAGTCTCCATAAAGAGCTTGTAGAGCTTTACAGGTTAGAAGTAGAAGATAGAGATTCAGCAAGAAATAGGGAAGTTGAAAAAGCTAAGACAGGTCAGTTTGATTTTATGTTTAACCTTACAGGGGTTGTTGGATTGTTTGCTTTTGCTTTTATTATATATGCTATAGTGTACTTACAAATACCTGAAAGCAATAAAGAGGTTTGGATACACTTGATTGGAATATGCGAAGGAATTGTCCTTAGTATATTTGGGTATTTCTTTGGTAGTGCTGTTCGTAAAAATGATTAGATGACAAAAATAAAAAGATACATAATAGACACTAAGATAACTGGTCAGGATAAATGGATTGGTACCGATAGTGACGCAAGGGGAAGGACTAAAAACTTTACACCAACCGGTTTAGCTGAATACTTTAATAGTAGTGAGATAATAGATCAAACAAATGCTTTAAAGTTTATTTATGACACTGTTGCTATTGGTGATGAAAGAAAGCCTGGTAGCTTTTCTTTTACAACTGAGGTTGGTGCTACGGTAGATTTCTCTGACATATCTAACTTAGTGTTTCATAACAGAACTATAGGTGGTTCGGATTATGTGGACTTTATGTCTTCTATGGTTGGAGCGACAATTATGTTCCAAAATACTAAGAATAAGAATATATTTTCTTATTTTAGATTAGATAGTTTTGAGCAAGATTTAAATGACACTTCTTTTTATAATTGTGGTCTTACACACATATCTAGTAACGGTAGTATTTCCGAAGATCAGTATTATTTTGTATCTTTGCTTGAGTTAGAAGGAGGTAATGACAAAAATTATGTGCATAATCAAAATAATGCGGCATCGACATGGAATGTTACACATAATTTAGGTAAATATCCGGCTGTATCTGTAGTTCTATCAACCGGGCAGCAAGGTTTTGCTGATGTAACATATATAGACGAAAACAACTTGACAATAACATTGCTTTCCGAAGAGAGCGGAAAAGCATACATAAACTAAAAAAAACATGGCAATACCATTTTTACAGCATTTAGATCTAAAAAGCAGTGCTGAACTTAGAAACGCATTATTACACAAAACAACATCTGGAAACGCATCAGATGTAGAAGCTGCTATTATTTACGATACGGGTTCAGATACTGTAAAGTACTACAACGGTTCGGCTTGGATTTCTTTAACAGCAAACACTACTTATGACTTAGCAGTGCCGGAAAATACTACAGCTATAAGATTAGCCGGTAGCGATCTAACTAGTGATGATATAACAATTAGCGGTACAACTAATGAAGTAGAAGTCACTAGGGAAAGTGCTACAGAACTAAAAATTGGTTTACCGGATAACGTAATCATAACAGGTAACTTAACGGTTAATGGTACTACAACATCTATTAATTCTAATGAAGTTAATATTGGCGATGCAATTATTAAATTAAATGCAGATGAAACAATAGCTCCTTCTCAAAATGCAGGATTAGAAGTTGAAAGAGGGACATTAACTAATGTATTTTTGATTTGGAACGAGGTTTCTGATAGATGGACATTTACAAATGATGGAACTAATTATTATAATATACCTGTTCCTACTGAATACGATAATTTTAATTTTAATGTTTCCGACGGATTAACTTCGCAAGCGGTAAGCGATGGAGGGACTTTAACTTTTGCAGCCGGTGTGGTTGATAGTACTTCTGGATTATCTGTTAGTATTGGCGCCGATAACACAATAACATATACACATTATAATACCTCAAACCAGGCTTCGGTAAACAACTCCGGTAGAACATACATTCAGGATATAACTCTTGACACATACGGTCACATTACAGGTATTACATCTGCTACAGAAACAGTAGTTAACACAAATACACAATTAGCTACAGCATCTGCGCTTATAAGTTTATCTTCAATGGCAGGTAATAGTACAGCGTCATTTACACATGGTTTAGCTTCTAAAAATCTAATCGTACAACTATATGATACAGCTAGCGGTCAGGTTGTGCATGCAGATGTTGATCATACAAGTGTTAACGCAATATCTATTATATTTTCGAGTACAGGTGCAGAAATGATTGCTAATAGCATTGGAGATATTAGAGTAGTAGTAATTGATGCTAAAAACGGGCTTACAGACAAAGTAGTATCATATTCATAATTAAATCCAATTAAATGGCTAATAAATTTTTAAGTGATATAGATTTAACCGCAAGGTTACGAGCTGATGGAAATGAAGGTGACCCAGGTCAAGTATTAAGTTCTACAGGTACAGGTGTCGAATGGATTGACCAAGCAAGCATTGAAGCAACGTCTGACTTTGTATTCTTTAACGTAAAAAACGAAACAGGTTCAACCATACTAAAGGGTAAAGGTATTATGGCTGTGGGTACTGACGGTAACTCAGGTCATATACTTATTGACGAGATGGTTGCTAATGGCACTGTAGAGGCTAAATACTTTTTAGGTGTACTAGAAGAGGATATACCTAACGGTGGTTTTGCAAGAGTTATAAGCTTTGGTCAATTAGATCAGTTTAATACTAATGGTCAGAACGGAGAGACTTGGGCAAACGGTCAGATATTATGGTGTGACCCAGCTAACCCTGGTGACTTTACAACAGTAGAACCTGATGGACCAAACGTTAAGATAGCAGCCGCTTTTATATTAAACAAAGCTACAAACGGTAAGATACAAGTAAGGGTACAAGCTAATGAAGGAGTACATGACTTACACGATACAAAGATAACATCTCAAATAGATGGTGATGTATTAGTTTGGAATGAAGCAGACGGTGTATGGTTCAATGATTCAACTTTAAATGTAGATTATGCAGCAGGTAGCGTAGGTATCGGAATTACAAGCCCTCAAGCTAACCGCAAACTAGATGTAAATGGTCACATACAAACTAGGGGCAACTTATACGTAGGGCAAGTTGGTTCAACAGCTACATCTCACAGCGTAGAAGTTGGAGCTGGTAGAGGTAATGACGGTATTGCTTATCTAGACTTAACAGGAGATACAACTTATCTTGATTTTGGATTAAGAGTTATTAGAGATGGTACTGGAGCGAACACAACCTCTAGGATAATTCACAGAGGAACAGGTAGTTTTTTCATTGAAACTTACGAAGGTGCAGATGTTGTTTTTAATACAGGCAACGTAGGCATCGGAACGCCTAGTCCTTTTAGCAAGCTACATGTTTCTTTAGGAAACACAGCTGGTGACTTAATTTCATATGGCGGTACAAGCAGAGTTTCTAATGGATTAAACAAGATAGCAAAGTTTTATCATGGTTATTGGTCTGGATCTCAAGAAGTTGCTTCAATAGGAGTGCAAACAACATCAAGCACATCGGGAAGTGGATATGGTTTTGGAGAATTAGTATTCCACACAGGATCTAGCGGTAACGGAGACTCAGGATCTACTTCAACTGAAAGAATGCGTATTGATGCCAGTGGTAACGTAGGTATAGGAACTGACAATCCATCAAATATATCTAACTTTAAAATTTTAGAATTAAATGGATCAAATGGAAATGGCGGTTATTTAGGTTTCAAAAGTGATGAATCTAACCAAGCAGAAATATACTCTAGTTCAGCTTCTTTGACATTTGCTGCTACTGGAAATAGAAGACAATCTTTTTACACAAATGGAGTCGAAAGAATGCGTATTGATTCAAGTGGAAGAATAGGAATAAATGATGATCCGACAGAAAGGCTGGTAATTAACGGTGGATCTTCTTATGCACGTATAAAAATAAGGGCATCTTCTTTAACTTCTAGGTTCATGACCATCGGTATGGATGATTCTACATCTCATGTTATTGACGCAAATGGAGCAGGTTCTAATTTAATTTTAAAAACAGTAGGTTCTGAAAAAGTGCGTATTGATTCTGATGGTAACGTAGGTGTAGGAACTGATAACCCAGGAGCTAAATTAGATGTAAGCGGAACTACTAGGATACGTAGCTCTAATTCATCTATATTTACAACCTCTAAGTTTTTCAGTATAGACGCGGCTTCTAATACAAATATATTTTTCAATATTAGTAATGAGTTTAATATAGGCACTACTGGATTATTATTAGTTGAAATAACGGTTTCAGCTTATGGAAGTGCTGGTGCTGGTGGTGGTGTTTATAAATATATAGCAGGAGGATATTCTGGGCATAATATTTCTATACCATACTATCACCCTCACGAGGTTATAGCAAATACCACAAATGGAAACGTTTCGCTAATTACCCCATACAATCCTTCTGCTTCTGAGTATGGTGTCACTATATTAAATAGTAGTCCTAATAGAGGTATATCAGCGCTAATGGAAATTAAAGTAACAACAACATATTAATATAAACAATTAAAAAAAATGGCAACAAATTACAATTGGGACTGCAGAACAGTAGATGCTTACCCAGCAATAGGAGAACAAGCAGACGTA